TATCTTCTACAAATGCCAACATTTCTCCAGGTTGTGCCTCATGTGCATAGTAGAATTGGTCACCATCATAAATGTATTCAATAGATTGTGAAATCATATTGAAAGTTAGGTCGTTAATATCTTCCATATTCAATGAATCTTTGACAATACCAAATTCTGGATATTTTAGTTTGATTGAAATCTTGTCGGTAAGTTGTATCTCGGGATTGATTCCCTCAGGCATCTTCACTTCAATCTTGGTGAGGTCAATATTCTTTTCCATAATATTACCACATTCTTTGTCTTCAACAAAGTTGTTACAACGATAACGTGACTCTACAATCTCACCAACTGACTTGGCTCTGAGATTGATAAAGTAATATTCAATATCTGTAACAGGCAGTTTGTTAACATCCACATCTTCTGTTACCGTACAGTTGTTTAGTATATCAAAGATACACTGGTGTACAGTAGAAGAATCGGTTGATTCAATTGCCATTAATAAGTTTCTTTGTTCTTTGACAAGAAACGGTCTAAATTTGATTTTCTTTTTTGAGATAGGCAACACAATTTCATATGTCGGCACATCAAGTTTTGGTAAAGCCATGATAACTCCTTATAATATATTAAAATCCACTAAGCAAACCATTCTTTGTTTGGTCGACAATACCCGAAGAACCGCCACCCAAACCACCCAAAGCATCGGTAACAGCATTGATACCGGCATCGACCAGTTCCATTCCGAGTGCTTGTAGAGAATTGTTTTGCCAGTATGTGTAAGCAAATGTTACTGAAAGTTTATGATAACTATCATCATTCCAGTTTAAATCCATTTGATTTATGGAAATAGGATAAGCTCCATTTAGGTTGATTGAATAAGTTTTTTCACCAGAAACATTATATTGATTGACTATGATTGTTGTAGCATAATCACCTTTATATCTATAATTATTGTTATATAAGGGATTGATATAACTCATCCATGCATCAAAGAACACCTTTTGACTCATATCATCATCAACGATAAAAGTCAGGTCTAAATCATTATATGTGTTTAGATATGGAAATTTCTCAATCGGTCCATATGTCTTTTGTTCTGTTGTAGCAAATGTTCTACCTGGAAATTGAGCGGTCTCACAACGATATTTCAAATTTCTGGCTGAAGATACATAAGGAATAAGAGTCAATGGCACGGGGATTTCTACATCAAACCTGTTGGTTCGTGCTACGTCTTTAGTAAAACTTGCCTTGAAGTCGTTAATATTACCTGCCATTTAGTGTTTCCTTATTTCTTCCAATGATTCTTGACACACTTTCTGTGCCTTTGCCTTTCTAAACTGCTGTATAGGCAGAAAAGCGGCAATGTCCCATTCATTAGGTTGGATGGCAAGTATTTTAGACTGTATGTGACTTGTTAAATATCTTTTAACACATGGCCGAAACTCTTTAAGGCGCTTGGAGGCGGTCAAAATATCATAGGTGATTCGTAACCTTTGAATTTCACCTGCATCATCCATGACTGCAAATTTCAATAACTTACCTAAAAATGCCACTCTATACTGGAATGGTAGGTAATGAAGGTTTAGGCCAAGAAAACCATCATTATACCTCTCTAATGTCAATACCATTGGAAAACGGTCATAATAATCTAACGTTTCTTTGCCTTTAGGGTCGTAATAGAAACAGTAAAGTCCACCCAATTTAAATCGTGTGGTATTTCTATACGTTTCTTTGCTGATACCTTTTGGTATAGTACCAGGATTTTTAATCTCAGATATCCTTGAAGCTAACCACTTCAAAGATTCTTTTGACATCATCTGCATATCGGCAGCTGAACGTTGTTTTGTTAGTTCTGTAAGTTTTGATTCCATAAGATTATTTAGTTAGAGTCCTAGGTGTTCCTCAGTCATAATTTTGAACTGCCAACCACGGTCTAGACAGTATTCTTCTGCTGCTTTCCATTTGGCTTGGTTCACACCCCATGTCGTAACCTCAGTAATATATTGTTTTGTAATCCGTCTTTGTTGCATTGGAGGTTGTGTTTGTTTCTTTGGTTTGACCTCAATCATCAGAGTTTTTAATTGTCCTTCTTTGTTACGAACTTTAACCAAGAAATCTGGAAAGTATCTATGCACACGATTGTCAACTGGAGATATATAAGGTACAATCAATTCTTCTGAAGCCCACGATATTATATCTCTATTTCGGTCGAGCCAGTCCATCACTCTACATTCCCACGAAGAGCGATAAACAATATTGTTGGGATCTCCAACGTATTTTTGAGGATTTTTAGGTCTGAATAGTCCGGAATATGCCATAAATATATGTATAATTAATTAATAAGAGATTTCCAATGGCCATAATTTCAATTCCATCTTCAATCGGTGGTGTAAATATACCTGGTGCCTTAGTCAAAGGACCACTAGGTGCATTATTTGGTAATAAGTATAAAAAAGACTTTCTACAATATCCAAGTGATTTAAGTTCTGCCACTAAAGGTCATGTAGTACAGTTCTCCATTAACGAAATAGATGCTGTACATTACGAACAAGTCAAAACGGATCTAATTTTTGAGGAAAAAAATCTAGTTACCAATACCATACAATTTGTCAAAGATGTGGGTGCTAGTGTTGGTAAATCTGTACAGACTGTTAATTTAGCACTAGAACCAAAGAAAAAAAGAGGAGTAGCTACAATATCATTATATATTCCAGATACAGTCCATTTTACTTATAATTCTCACTATGGTAATCTCAGTTTAAATGATGCTATTAAAGATGTTGTTGGTTCCGCAGCGAAAGCCGCAGCTGGGAAGGATGGTGGCAGAAAAAACGGTGTTGATGCAAGTGTATTGAATAAGTATGGAAGACTTGTTTCTGCTGGAGTATCACTTGCGGGGGCAGCTCAATCGGGCGCAGCAAAATTATTATTGAAATCGCAAGGACTCGCAATTAATCCACAACAACAATTATTGTTTGATGGTATTGATTTTAGATCCTATCAAATGGCTTTCACTTTTACACCACACAGTAAAGAAGAAGCGTATACTGTAAAGAAAATTATCAATTTATTTAAAGAACACGCAGCACCACAAATTGCATCTGTCGGTATGTTCTTTATTCCACCATCGACATTTAATGTTGAGTTCTTGTTCAACGGTAAGGAGAATCGAAACATAAACAGAGTAGCGGAAAGTGTTATTGAAAGTATTGACGTTAATTATGCACCTAACGGATGGGCAGCACATGATGACGGTGCGCCAGTTCAAACAACATTAACAATGGGTTTCAAAGAAATTGAACTTATTGACAGAACTAAAATTAAACAGGGATATTAAAAATGCAATATTTTGATATTTTACCTAAAGTAATACACACAAATGCTGTTGGTACATCAAAAATTGTTACCGACATCATGTCAAGAGTTTCTATAATTCCACAATTACTAAAAAATCCACTAAACTATTATGAATATGACATACAAGAAGGTGATACACCAGAAATAGTTGCGCATAAGTATTATGGTGATTCATATCGTTATTGGATTGTAATGTTATCTAATGAATTAATGGATCCACAATGGGATTGGCCAATGAACAATAGAGTATTTTCCAAATATTTGGAAAATAAATATCCCAACATCCAAACATCTTTTACAATACATCATTATGAAAAAATCATTACACAATATGATACCGATTCAATGACCACAACAATAAATAAAATTCAAATAACTGAAGATGTTTATAATCAATTACCATCTACGCAAACATCAACTTATAGTTTACCCGCAGGTGATGTTGTGGTGACTGTCGAAACAAATGCGGTATCATTATATGATTATGAATTGAATTTGAATGAATCAAAAAGAAATATTAAACTACTTAATTCAGTTTACGTTAATCAAATCGAAACTGAATACCAGAAATTAATGAGTGTATAATTATGGCAGATGCAAATTTCAATACAATTGAATCGCCTGGTGTTGTTTACCCACAGGATTTTTCATTAAAAACTTTAAATTTTCTGACAGCCAGTGGTCAAAAGATTGAACTTAAAAAATTAATGATAGAATTGTGTTATTACGAAGACATTTATAACTTTGTAACATCTGGATACATTACGATATTAGATGCTCAAGGATTTATTGAATTGATGAGAATAACTGGTAATGAATACATTGAAGTCAATTTTGGTAAGGTAAAAGACGGTAAAAATAGTAACGACCAAATTTTTAGAATTTATAAGTCCAGTACAAGAAAACCTAGTGGCAATCAAAATAGTGAAATGTATACATTATATTTTTGTTCCGAAGAATTGTTATTGTCCGAACAAACAAAGATATCTAAATCTTTTAAAGGTAATTATATATCAAATATTGTTAAAGATGTTTTATTGAATAGTTTAAAAGTCAAATCTAAAAGAATTTACAGAATAGAACAGACAACTGGTGTATACGATTTCGTTGTACCAAATCTAAAGCCATTAGAAACAATTAGTTGGGTTTCAATCTATGGTCGACCATATAAATTTACTGGTGCTGATATGTTATTCTTTGAAACAAAAGATGGTTTCAATTTTAGGTCAATACAATCAATGTTTAGTGACCCAGTATATGCCACATACAAATATGAAGCAAAAAATATTGGTGATAAACGTCAAAGTATACAAGAAAAATCTATTGGTATATTAAATTACGAGATAACTAAACCTTTTGACACATTGAATGAAATAAGTTCTGGTACGATTGCCAATAAATTAATATCTATTGACCCATTGACTAGAACAGTTAGAACAACGACATTCGATTATGAAAAATACAAAAGTCAGGGTACCACACTCAACAAAAATGGTGTACAGGATACATTGAGAAACAGATTGGGTAAAAAAGAGAATGAAGCATATGAAGGTGTTTTGAAAGTCAGTATTAGTAATGCCGGTCAGAGAAATTTTTCATATATCAAACAGGCTGAAGGTGGTGTTGCACAAGACATATTTGTAGAAACATATATTCCAAATAGAACAGCACAAATATCTTTGGCCAACTTCACAACAATTAAAGCCACAATACCTGGAGACCCAGGTATAACTGCTGGCCGAACAATACAATTTAATTTGTTGACATTGAAACCAGGAAAAGAAAGAGATTTAGATAAATTCTATTCAGGCAAGTATTTGGTGACAGCAGTAAGACATATCATACAACAAGGTGCATACCAAACTGTAATTGAGATTTGTAAGGATAGTTCACCAACTGCATTACCGTCTATTAATAATGATACGTCAGAATTGAAAGCAGCAATATATGCATAATTTCATAGGTAAAGACGGGTTTAATTGGTGGGTAGGTGTCGTAGAAGACAGAATGGATCCATTAAAGATGGGTCGTTGTCGTGTGCGAATCTTTGGTCACCACACAGAGAATAAGGAACTTTTACCCACAGCAGATTTACCGTGGGCTCAGACAATATTACCAACAAATGCGTCAAAACATATTGCGCCACCTAAAGAAGGTGAATTTGTAACAGGTTATTTTTTTGATGGTGAGTCAGCACAGGCTCCAGTTATGACGGGTGTTATACCTGGATTAAAGGCATCTGCTGGTGGTGATGCTGGTTTTCAAGACCCACGTACACCAGAACAAATAAATGCTGCACCACTACCACCTGCAGGTATAGTTTTAGAGTCGGTTGGTCAACCTACAGTTCCGCCAATTGCTAGAAGTGTGGTTTCAAAAACATCACAAGGCGCTGCAGCTAATAATAGAATACATAATTGTGACATATGTGCCGGATTAGACAAAGATGTAGCAGTATTAAAGTCTAAAGTTATGGGAGTTGTTAAATCTCTCAGACTTGCTGCCGAAGCTTTATTTGCTGGCGCTTCTACAACACCAATAGTAGAGGAAGCAAAAGCAACAATTAAAGCACTAAAACAAAAAATTAAACTAATACAAAAAGAATTAAAACCAATTGTAGATGAAATAAAAGCGTATCAAGCATATATTGCTTATTTGAAAAAATTGATAGCCTACATAAACAGCTTGCCGGCAGAATTACAAAAGCTATATGCACAATGTTTATCTGAAGCACAATCATCTTTAACTCAGGCGTTATCAGCTTCTGCGGCTTTGACTGATGTTTCGGCAGATTTAACTGCTCAACAAAAAGCGGCACAGGATAAAATTGATTTGGTTACCAATTCTATTACTGCAAATACTTAATAATTATAGGAAAAATAATGTCATTAGATAGTTCATGGACGGAACCAGTTATAGTGGATGTAAATAATCCACCAGCTTATCCATATAATCAAGTACAACAATCTGAATCTGGTCATTCTTTTGAAATGGATGATACACCAAGTAGAGAAAGAGTGAGAGTGCAACACCGTTCAGGTACATTTTCAGAGATGCAACCTAATGGTGATGAAGTACATAAGATTTATGGTGATGGATACGAAATTATCTATGGTAATAAAAATGTACAAATCAATGGGCAATGTAATATTACTATTAATGGTGCCTGTGTTGTACACATCAAAGGTGATTCGGTGATGAATGTTGACGGTAATCTGACACAAAAAGTTAATGGTGATGTTAACCAGACAGTTTCCGGTACAACTACAATTGCTGGAGATGGTGATATAGATATTTCTTCTTCTGGTGATATCAGTTTACTTGCCGGTGATATTAATATTGATGGTGACTTAAATGTAAGCGGAAGTATTGCTTCAGCACAAAGCATTTCGGCCACAGGTAATATTAATGCTGGCCTACAATCATATGCAACATTAGGCTTTGTGACTCCTGGTTATGTGAGTGCTGGTTCTCCTGTTGCTTTAAATCCAGTTCCAGGCTGGGTATCGGGTCTTATGGTGACAGATGTAATAAGGTCTATGGTGGCAGACAGATTACTTTATGATTCACATACACATATAGATAGTAGAGGTGGTACGACAACACCTCCTTCGGTTCTACAATAGTACATAAATAAAAGATGGCAAACTTAAGCAAAATCTACTCTGATATCGACTTCACATTCACTAAAAAACCTGTGACGGGTGATGTTGCTCTCAGTTATGATACTCAGGCAGTCATTCGTTCCATACGTAATCTGTTGTTAACTAGGAACTATGAAAGGCCATTTAATCCTGATTTGGGTTCTAGTTTAGATGCTTTATTATTTGAATTGATTTCTCCACTCACCGCAACAGCGATAGAGAGAGAAATACAAACGATGATTGAAAATTATGAACCGAGAGCAACAATCGATAGTGTTATAGTCACTCCTTTAACAGACCGAAACACCTACAATATTTCTTTGTCGTTTTACATAGAAAATGCTACATTACCAACAACAGTAACACTCCTTTTAGAGAGAAATAGATAAAATGGCAGGTGCTAATTCAAATATTCAAATAACGGACTTGGATTTTAA